TTATAAACTATTCTATTTGCTTTTACATTACCACTCATACAACCAGAGCCACCAAATAAATCATAGAAAGTATCTATATTTGCTGGAAACAATGGTATTAATTGGGGTAATAATCTATATTTATTACCCATATAAAATATTGGACTTTTCATATATTTATTCATTTGACAACATCCTTTATTAATCTAAATCTGATAAATCTAATGATTCATAGGTATTTTCTAAATCTTTACATACGTATTCTATTCTAGCTTTTGCTATTGGTAGGTATTCTTCTGTAATTTCTATACCAATATATTTATAATCTTTATCTCTTTCTTTATTTTCATACATTACAGCTTTTCCTGTACTACCAGAACCATTAAATGGATCAAGGATAGTTCCACCATTTGGAGTTACAAGTCTTATTAGATATTGCATTAATGATGTAGGTTTGACAGGGTAGGGTGAACATTCTTCCTTTGCTCACCCATACCACCTACCTTTCTTTCAAAATATTGTTTATATTTATCAGGTAATTTATCATATTGATTTTTATTTATTACCATTTAATTTCCTCCTCTTTTTATTTTCTACTGCATTTTTAATACAGCATTGTTTACACCAAGGACTTATTCCTACTTTTCTTTTATAGTAATCATTTATTGGCTTTAATTCATTGCATTTTCTACAAGGCTTATATAATATGCCCTCTTTATCAATACAACCTGAATGTATCCTTTTATGTGTTAAACTATCAATTAATTTCAAATTAGAAATATCATTATTTAATTTATTATGGTCTATATGATGAACTTGCATACCGTCAGGTATTTTCCCATAATGTTCTTCCCATACTATATTATGTTCTAATCTATATCTTTTTTCTTTAGTATCCCAAACTCTATGATAGCCTTTTTTAGTTATATATCCATAACCAAATTCATTAGTGCTTTTTTTACCTCTTGTATTATGTTCATTTCTCATTTAATCATCTCCTATAATGATTATATCAAACTAACACTAACTTGTCAAACTATTTAAAATTAATTGTTCTATTTCTTTTGGTGTGTTTTCTTTTAATACATATTGTTCAATTTCTATATCTAATCCCTCATCTCTATCTTTCTTACTCGCTTTTGCACAATAGAAATATCTACTTGCAGAGCCACTATCATTATAGGAATTTGTTTCATTTATACTTCCATACATGAAGTTACCATCATTTTTAGCACCACTTAAATATCTTTCGCTATTTCCTTTTTGACTTTTAGTATTAGGAAAACCACCACATACTTCATCAAAATCTGTTTCATCATAAGTTAGTATTGTATTTGCAGGAAATCTACCCTCATGTTCTTCACACTCTATTCTTGGTGCGTTTGATATTTGATCAAAACTCATTTTATGACCGTTTCCTAATTTCTTTTGTTCTTGACCAACATAGGATAAATCTGGCATTGTACCACCACCAACTTTTTCTGTACCAACTCTACATTCATCTATGTTTAAACCACCAACACCATTTTCTATTACATTATCTACTAAACTTCCTTTAAATGGTTTTCTTGCTACTATAATTGGTTCAAATGATGGTTTTAAACAAGTTCCAATTTTTTTCCAATTTTCAATAACTTCTCTGCACGCTTGTGTTCCCCATTGTTCTTGAATAGCATTAAGTTCTCTATTGAATTGTTGCTCGGGTTGTGGTCTATATGATGGACAACTTCCGTTCTTGTCAAACATCTTCCTAAGTGCTTCGCCATCACAATTCTGTGTTCCATTACATATCCATCTTTCCTCGCCATTGATAAATACTCTTTTGGACATCTCACATATTTGACACCACTGTAATTCCCTTTCGGTCTTTTGTATGTTATTCCACCTTTCCAAGCTGGGTTCTTTTCCCCATACATCACTGGTGGTGTCCCTTGATACCTGTAAACTTTGTTCCTGCAACTGCGACTGCAAAACCACTTCGCTTGTTTTTTCATTTGACTTGGTCTTTTGTATATCTCTTTCCCACATAGACAACAAGTCGTGTTTGGTTTTCTGTTTGGTTTTCTCATCATTCAACCTCTTTTCTAATTGTTTTCCAATATTTTGTGATTTAGGAAATCCTGAACCGTATAAATACATAATAGTATCTCTTATTTCAAAACCAGCATCTTCAATAGCACAAGCTATTCTATGAAATGTACGACTACCACCAAATGCTAACAAATAACCACCCGGTTTTAGCACCTCATAACATTTTTTCCAAGTATCACTTTGAAATGATACACCAGCATTATCCCAACCTTTACCCATGAAGTTTAACTCATAAGGTGGATCAGTAACTATCGAATCAATACTATTCTCCTCTATATCATCTAACATATCCAACATATTTCCCTGATACAATTTATAAAAATCATTCTTACTATATAATTTCATGTTTACCTCCTAATACCTAAAACATCATAACTTTCTTTAAAATATTCACATACGAATTTTCTTTGATTTGGTGGTAACAATTCCAATTCTTTTTGTGTTTCACCTTTCCAACTACCATATACACAAGCAGCACATCCAGTACGAGATACATAATCATAAATTTTTGGTACTTCTATATTGTATTTCTTTATTATTTTATCTAGTAATTCATCAGATAAATCATGTATAGGTGTAAATTTTCTATCTTTTGTAAAACAACTTTTATATTGTTGTTTTCTTAAAAAACTCTCTCCACTTCTTATACCTAATATTGGTTTTAAACCACTTTCTTTTTCAAATTTTCTCGCTGGTTCTTTTTTCAAGTAATGACAACATAAATGTGTTATCTTATGTGCATTACCACTCTTTACATATTCTCTAGCTTTCTTTGAAATACCACTAAAACCTTTATCATAAGTACCATCTATCTTCTGTTGTATTGTTTTACTAGGTTTCTTACCTTTTCTTAAAGCATTCTGATAATAATAAATATAAAAGTCTTGTTCTTTACTAAAACAAGGTATTCCATATTTTTCTTTTATCTCAAATGGTTTCATACTTGGTAATAATACGATATCGCTATTTTCTTTAATTCTTTTTAATATTTCATGATGTTCCATATAAGTATTAATACCAACTATTTTAATGTCATTTCTTTTTAAATATTCTTTAATAAACCAATATAGGAAATGACTATCTTTACCACCAGAATAACTCAAATAATATGTATTTGGTTTGATCTTATCAAACTTTGATTTTAAATCTTCTAAATAAAATTCTTCTTCACTCATTTTTACACCTCTATATTGTTATCGTTTCATATTCTTTATAAATTAATAAAACCCTAACATACATTTCTGCTATACCACCTAAACCACAACTTGTATATCTAACATCAATTATTTCTATATTTTTTCCTTCTAAAAAATCATTAATCATTCCATCAATTGTATCATCATTATAATAATTACATCTCAATATAAATTCTTTTACCTTTATCATTCTAACTCACTCTCCTATATATCTTCATTTTTAATAAGTGTTATTAATTTATCAACACAACTTTCAATATTTTCTAAAGAAAACACATTTTTTTCATCAATACTCTTATTACTACCAATCATTGTATATGTGATAACATGATTTATTTTTATTTCTCTTATTTCATCTCTTGATATAAGGAAACCACCCGATATTCTATTATACAAATCATTCCTACTAAGACGTTCTATCACAAGAACTTTATCTCCCACATTAAACTTTGTTTTAAATTCCATTATTTATACCTCCTTTTAAATAAAACTATAATCTTCTTTAAAACTTTCTTTCATTTTTAAGTTCGTAATATACAAATTACTATGTTTAACCACATCTGTACCATATTTCTTACCCAAATAATACAATACTTCTTCTTTATTTGCCTTCATAGGTTTAACCCCACTATCACGACACCAAATTCTATAATTCTTTTTAAAGATCGCCAAAGTCATTCTATCGCTAGGGTCTAATTTATCATCAATATCACAATATTCATCAACGAATTGTAATAAACTATTATTAACGATTTCATACTTATTTATCGCCTCTGTCATACTCTCACTTGGAATAAACCTAAACTTTCTTTTTCTCAAATCTAATAAATGCTCGATACATAATGACACAATATACTCACGTTCTAACAACATCTTATCAACTATCTCAGGATCTTGATCTTCTTTTCTAACAACATGCTTACAAGGGATGACCAAAAATCTCTCATAAATCTCTTTTCCTTTTTTACCACTAAACATAGGAAAATCATTCGCAAGAAACCAAATAAAACCCTTATAAATATATGAAAATGCCCCACGACCTTTAAACTCAATACTAATAGGGTCACCACCTGTCAACTGCTTAAAAATCCCCATGTCATTTATTGCTGTATAACGCATATCATTACTACCCGCAAGTCTTTTATTATATAACTCACTCGTACCAAAACGACTATCATTCATTTTATCTAAATCCATACTACTTGTATATTCAATACCAATCAACTCTGTAAGCAACTTTTTTATCTGTGTCTTACCACAATCTTTTTCACCTATCATCAATATACATTTTTTTGTAAGATAACCGGGGATATTTGAAAGTGCAAGTCCCATACTCTCTAAGATAACCTTTTTTACAACCTCATCCCCGCTGCATAAATCATCTAAATACTTTTCAAAAACAACACCACGTGTGCAATCTTCTAAAGGTACATAATTTACTGGTAATTGTACTGTAAAAAACTTATAAGGAGAATGTTCTACCAACTCCATTGTATCTAGGTTTAAATTACCATTTCTAAAACAAATGTAACGATAATCACTATTCAACTTACTATTTTCTATATATAATGATTTTTCCATCAATAATAAATTATATACTTCTGTAATATCTTTAACTTGTCTAATCTCTTCTGGAATATAGGCAGCAATATAACCTTTAAACTCATCTTCACTAACCAACCTATAAACACCATCATCATAAACATATATCATAATCGAACCGAGTGATGAATCTTTAACAAATTTAAAAAACAACTGCCTTTCTAAATCATTATCAATTAAATGCCTAACCAATTTAGGTGCATTAACTTGAACTTTATAATATTCTTGTTGTTTACCATTAACATCACGTACTTTTGCACTAATAACTATAAGATAATCTTGATTTTCTTCTGTTAAATAACTAATTGATATTCTAGGGATATTACAAACTTCTTTATCACTCGCAACACTAATTATCTCATTATCTTTTTTCTGTTTACCACCCATATTTATTCACCTTTCTCTATATATTCAAAAAAATTATCAAGTTCATAATCATTGTTCAATGTCTTAACTATTGCTATTGCAACGACTTTTTTACAATCTATTTTTCCATTAAGAATGTTTGATAATGTAACCCTATTATATTTTATATTCTTCGATAACCATTCTATTGTCCTACCATCTAACAATTCTTCATATTTTTCTTTTTTGAACCTATACATTAAACTTCACCTTACCTTTCTAACTTGTAATTCAAGTGTATCATAAATAAAATTTTAATGCAATAAAAAATTTATATTTTTATAAATTATATGTAAAATTATTGTATAAAATAATTTTATTTGGGGGACAAAGGGGATAAAATGAAAAAAATCATCCCCCAGAAATTTCGTTGATATATAAGGGTAAAAATGCTATTGGGGGATAAGGGGATAAATTTTTATTAGTTACGCGTACGTGAGAAAATATATTATATTTTTCTATATGTACTTTATATTTGACAAAATATGTATTATGTGATATAATCACGCGTGTGCGTGTACGTGTGAAGAAGTTAGAAAATTTTATCCCTTTGTCCCCCAACGACTATTTTAGCATTATTTTTCAACGTTTTTGTTGGGGGATAGTTCTATCCCCTAGTATCCCCTGGGGGATAAATTTATCCCCTAAATGTACTTTTTATTGACTAATTGTTTGTGTTGTGTTATAATAAATGGGAATTATGTTATTAAAGGAGTTGATTTGGTATGCCAGCTAATAAAGATATACCATTTGAAAAGAGAAAAGAAATGATTATTAGTAAGAGTAAGAAAGATAATTACCATAATCAGATGAATAATAAAGGTTCTATTGCTTATATGTCTAAGGAGAATGTTAAAGAGTTTAATCAGGCAATTGAGAAGAGAATGTTTAAAAATAGTGGTACTACTGGTAGACCATGGGCTTTTCAAGATGTGGAAAAGTTGGAACAGGATATTACTGATTACCTAACTTTATGTCGTGATACAGATATTATGCCTACCATTGTAAGTCTAGCATTGTATTTAGGGGTGGACGTGGGTACGATAGATGACCACTCGAACAACCCGAACTCCCCGTTTTTCCAAGTGTTTAAAAATTTAAAACAATATCTTCATAGTTTAATGCAATCAGGAACTCTCGCAGGAGATATAAACCCAGTAGCTTATATTTTCCTATCAAAGAACTATTATGGAATGAGAGACGATAAACAAATCACAGTTTCTCCAAGTAATAATCAAACAGTAAATTCTACAGAAACTATGGAAGCAATTCAAAAACAAATCGAAGAAGAAAATGTACCAAATGCAAAAATTTCAGAAGAGTAGGAAAAATTTCAAAGCGAAAAAATGAGGGGAGGGGGGTACTTGAAAAATCTGAGAAATTTTTTTAGAAAAAGTTTTTCACCCTAACCTACCCTACTCCAAAAAATTTTTTAAAAAGTGTTTTAACTTTTTTATCATGTTTTTATATATTTATTTTTTTATTGATATTATATAGATATTTTTTATCATGTATTTATTAATGATATTATATTTATTTTATAATGATATTATATTTATTTTATAATGATATTATTTTAACATGTATTAAAAAAGCCCATTTTAACGCGTTCTAACGGCTTTTTTGTTATTCTAAGGTATTTATACTATTTTATTATAAAAGCCCGTCAAACGCCGTAAAAATAGCGTTTAAACGTGTATTTTATTGTCTTTTTAACTTGGTATATACTAAAAAATGATAAAAAGCAGCCGTTTTTTATTGCTTTTTATCCGCTTTTTAGCGTTCTTTTTATCTTTTTAATGGTATTATATTATAAAATAAAAAAGCGCGTAAACGCGCGTTTTTTAGCGTTCTATTTTATCATGATATTATATAGCTTTTTTTTTTCTGGTGATATATACCAAAAAAAAAGAATTATTAATAATTCTTTTTTTCTTTTCCTGTTTTTTGATCTATTGATTTACTATAAATATTATATCCTGTTTTTGTTTTTTCCCAGATCTCCGCCGTTTCATAACAAGAATAATATTTTTTATTATAATAATATTTTAGTTTAACATCATTTAAATAATTAATTGCACTTTCTAAAGTTGGAAAATTAATTGTTTCTATTTTGTGAGATTCAAGAAAAGTACTATTATAATAATACTTTACATTTTTTGTATATTTAAACATGTTTTACATTTTCGCCCCCTTGATAATTTTGTATTGTGGTAATTTTTTCCAATTATAATATTTTTGTAATTGTTTGTCATTTTCTTTGATCTGTTCCAATCTCTTTTTAGCTATTTCCAAAGTGGGAGAAGAACAAAGACAAAATGTTAAATTGTCTTTTAATACTATGTTATAAAAAATTTGTTCCATTTAAAAAGTCACTTCCTTTTCTTCTTCTCTCCAATTCCAAGAATTATAACCAATACCAAGTAAAAAAGTATGATAAATTGCTTGTAATGTTTCCCACCTTTGGGAGTAAGTACCTTTTAAGGTACTTACTGTTCTTATATGATTAAAAACTTCTTCTAGTCTTTTTCTTTCTTCTGTTGTCATTTTGTTATAAGTCCATGAATTATAAATCATTTGTTTAAAATCTTGTAAAATATTTTCTTTTATTTTTTCCATTTTATAAAACCCCCTTTCTAGCTTTTGTTATTTGGTAAAAATCGCTTTTGTCGGTGTGGTGTTCTGTTATGGTATAATTTAATTCTTTAAAAATATTTAATAAACTATTAACACCAACTCCGCCTTCAAAATAAGGAAGTACACCATATCCTGAACCATAACCCAATAAATCATGATTGTTTGTATTTTTTAATGTCATTTTTTTATTTTTTGCGATATATAATAATTTTAAAATATCGTTGTTTTGGTTTAGAGCTTGGGCAATTGCGGCGCTTTCCTTGTCATATCCACAGCCTGACGCTTTGCCCTCTGTTAGATCTCCTTTATTTGTGTATATTGTTGCGTGTGGGTTATGCCCCCAAGTTTGATTTTTAACCCAATCAATATTTATTGTTATTGATTCAATGTTATTATTTGCATTTTCGATTGTTTCAATTCTTTTTAAGTTTTTAATAAGTCTTTTTTCATATTCTTTTATTATTTTATTTTTTAAAATTTCTTTTTGTTCGCTTTTTGTTAGTTTTTCTTTTTGTCTTTTTGTTAGTTTTTCGCTATAATACCATAAATTTGTAAAATCTTCTTTTTTTGCTTTGTTTAAATTTGTAAGTGCTTTTTTTAATTCCTTTTTATTTTCCTTTTCTACTTGTTTTATTAATTTTTTCATTTCTTTTGATCTCCTTTTCTTTGCCTTTTCTTTGGTAGCATAACCAATTATTTTTTATTTATAAATAAGATCTTTTCTTTCTTATTTATATATTAATTATAACATATATTATAAAATAAATCAATACTTTTTTTTTTTTAATATTTCATTATTTCATTAAAATATATTTTTCCTATTTTACTATTAAAATATAAGTTTCCTTTTTTGTCTGTTTTTATTTTACATGTTGATCTTCTTGGTTTTTTGTCGCTGTCTATTATTGATATATAATATGTTACTTTTTCTTCAAGTTCGTTTATATTTGTTATACATAAAGTCGCAACGTTACAAATTCCATATACTCCTATTATTTCATTTTTCATTTTCAGATCTCTCCATTTCTTTAAATATTTTTTTAAACTCTTGGCCGCTTATCTCCCATTTATTTGGTAAATTGTTCCAAGTTGTTAAAACTGTTTTAACACTATTATAAAAGTCTTGTTTGTTGTTTTCATTTTTTAATAGTTCCATAAGTCCACTATCTAGGAAACACAACAAAGTGTTTTTATATTGTTCCATTATTTCAATATTAATGATCTTTTCTTCTTTATTTATCATTTCAATTAATATTGAATAATCACTACACCCAAGCGGCTTTGTTTTTAACCTTTCTAAATAATCAATTATTATATTTGTTTTTTCTTTCATTTTCTGATCTCTCCTTTTTCTTTATTTGTTATATTAATTATAACATATATTATATTATTAGTCAACATATTTTTTAATTTTTTTTTATTTTTTTTTATATTAAATATAATGATATTAAAAACATAATAAATAATATTAAGCCCCCAAGTTCGATTAAAATATCTTGTAATTTTTCCTTTACTTCCTTTTTTAAAACTAATCTTTTTTTATATCTTTTCATTTTCTTTGATCTCCTTTTCTTTCTTTATCTTACATATTAATTATAACATATATAAAAAATAAGTCAATAGAATTAACAAAAATTTTTATTTTTTTTTTTTAGCTTGACATTTTGATTTTTTATAATTCATTTGAGCAGATCACAACAAAAATTTTAATAACTGTTTTTTGTTTCTTTCTTTTAACTGTTTTTGTTTTGTGTTTTGGTGTTTGTGTTTTATGATTTAATATAAAATTATTATATTATTTTTTTGTTGTGGTTTTCTTTGGTGTTGTTTGTTTCTTTTTTTATTGTTTGTTATTCTATCATATTATTTTATTTTTTAGAGATCATTAAACAATCTTTTTTTTTTTTTGCTATAATTCAACCCCACCTGCTCGCCCATTGGTTCGCCACCTCGCCCACCGCCTCAACCCTAGAACCGAAACCGCCACCGGGCGCTAATTTAACTGCTCTAGCAAATTTTAAATAAAAAAGGTTAGTATAAAATTGTCAAACCACTCCATATTGTGTTATAATACCCAATGAAAGGATAAGGTAAATGAAAAAAGACCTAATACAAATGCTAGAAATATACAAACCACTATCAGGACTCGACTGGATGAACTACAAACTAGTTAAAAAAGACATAACCTTCCACCATATCATTAAACGTTCTTCTGGTGGTAGAAGAGATATAGATAATGGTGCATTACTAATGGGAAACACTGCTCACCCCTATCTCCACATAATAGAATACAAAGACATTGAAACATACAATGCCTTAAATAAGATATTCAAATTCATAAACCAACAAAAACATGAACCAACAACAGAACAAAGAGAGATAATAGAGTATTTATTGCGAGAATTTGAGTATAAGCATAGGTGGGATAAAAGTAGTAAAGGTAAGTTGCTAATAAAACAAAAATATCTGGAAAGAGATTTTATAAAATAAAAAAATTGCAAAATAGTATTGACAAATTATTAATATTATGATAATTTTATTATGTCAATTGGTTCTCCTTAATGAGATTTTCATTTCACCAATTGGCGTGTTATGTTTTTTTAAATAGATCGTAATGTAATTGGCTGTGTTTTTTTATAGAACATTTTAACACGATCTCCCCCTTTTAATTTGAGAGCCGATATTGTCGTTGTGTCGGTTTCTCAATTATTATATTTATGGGTAGTGTACCGATTCATAGGTAAGGTTGTTTTCATTGATTTTTTTTTTATATTTAATGTGTTGATATTAAGACATTACTCCTTTACTTGTCTATGACCTATGAGTTGGTGTAGTGCCTATAAAGGTACTAGATTAATAAGTGTTCCTAAAAGCACTTTCAAGTCGTGTTGGTCTTTTATGACTAGCATAGAGTAGATATAAAACGAGCATTAGGGTTATTAGTTAAAATGGCAATGGTGGAGTAATTAACCACAAACTACTAATATATCTATTCTATGGTACTCATAAGAGTATCAGAACCTTTTTAAATTTTTTATCTACAAACTACTTTTATAAGTAGTCCACTGGTTTATAATATAAGCAAATATAAATTTCGGTACACAATGCTTATTTTATGAATTGGTGTAGTATTTATAAATTATGTAGATATTTGACAAAAATGGTTAGATATGCTATCATTTGTATGTGAATATACATGCCCATATTCATGGCTCGAGAACCCACACTCGAGTTTTTTTGTTGCTAAAAAATAAATTATATGATATATTATTATCAAAAGAGTATAATAACGGGAGAATAAGGTATGGTTGATAGTGCTATGATATTTTATACTTTTAAAGATTTCTATGCTAATGCTAAGAGAATAAAAATAAAATATGAGAAACTATCTTATTATGACAAACGTATTTACAAAATGTATGTTTACTCAAACAGATCATTAAGAGATAGTCTTGCTGATAAAGTATGGGAATATTTAAATGAACCATTTGGTAGTGCATATTATGTTTCTTATGAAATGTTGGGGGTTTATTTGTAATTTTTAGTGGAGGTGTTTTTTAGTGGATATCAACGAAGAGATAATGAATAGAATACAAAAAATGGAAACACTTGTTAATGAGATTAAGAATAAAACAACATTTGCTTATTTAGAGGCATTGTATTCTTTAAAGTGTGATTACGAAACGATAGAAGATTTTGATAATGCGTGTAAGTATGCTGATTTAGTAATAGATTTATTAAGTCATAATAAAATTGTATATAATGATAATAGAGAAATGCGAAAGAAAATAAATGATATGTGGGTTAGAAGTTATGATACGAAAGCAAGACAGGGCGACTTTGAAGCATTTTGTATTGCTTTGGAGTGGAATAGACCTATACATAAGCAATTTTACCTACCTAGAGCAAAGTTGTTAAAGAAACATGGTGTTATACAAGGTATTCAAGATTTGATTGATGATAAATTAGATTTATTGGTATTAAATTTGCCACCGAGAATTGGTAAGGCACTAAGTGATGATACACCAATTTTAACTAAAAATGGTTGGAAAAATCATGGTGATTTAATAGTTGGTGATTATGTATTAAACCATAAAGGAAAATTTGTAAAAGTAGTAGCAACATCAAATTCATATAAAATGGACTATCTCGTTACATTTAGTAATGGTGAAAAAATAAAATGTCATAAGAATCATGAGTGGGTTGTTTATGATAGACATGCACAAAAAGATAAAGTGATAGAAACAAAAGATATGGTTGATAAAATAAGAGATAATTATAATATATCTACGGGTAACACTCATAACCATTATAGATTTCTTTTACAACCAAATGATTTCATAAAAGGAGAAAATAAAGATTTACCAGTAGCACCTTATACTCTTGGTGCATGGTTGGGTGATGGGACTAATAAAAACCCTAACATAAGTAATGCCGAATGTGATAGAGTTATAATAGATTCGATTATCAAAGATGGATATAAAATAAAAGGTGATTGGGTTCACAAGACAACTGGTGTTCATACTATTAGTTTTGATAGATTAAGATTTGATTTACAAGAACTAGGTTTTTGTCATTCGAGAAAACGAGTTCCTAAGAAAATACCTGATTTATATTTAACATCAAGTATAGAACAAAGATTAGAATTACTCGCTGGTTTATTAGATACTGATGGTTGTTTGTCGCAAAAAGAAAAAAGATATTCTTTTACCACTAGCGAAGAAACATTAAAAGATAGTTTTGTATCGTTGATAAGTACTTTTGGTTGGAGAGTTAGTGTTAATGAAAAACAACCTAGATTATCAACAAGTAATATTCAAGGTAGAAGTGTATATTGGGTTATAGCATTTAACCCAACCATAGAAATACCATGTAGGGTTGAAAGAAAACAATTAAAGATTTTTTCTAAACAAAGACGTGTTAGTATTGTAAATATAGAACGTTTGAAAGAAAACCATTGTGGTAAATGTATTCAAGTCGAGGGTGGTATATATCTTGCTGGAAAAACATTAATACCAACACACAATAGTACATTAGGTTTGTTCTTACAAGTTTTATTGGGTGGTATGTGTCCTGATGAAAGTATATTGGGATCTGGTCATAGTGTTGGTTTAATACAATCTTTTTATAACGAACTATTAAATATTATTACCGGCGAAGAATATCGTTATCATGAAATTTTTCCAAATAATAGCATAGCTAATAAGAGTGCTGAATATCTCTATATTGATTTAAATGCTAATCGCAGATTTCATACATATAATTATGTTTCAATTGAAGCGGGTGGTACTGGTAAGGTACAAGCGGAGAGATTGTTGTATTGTGATGATTTGGTTAAAGATGTTGAACAGGCGAATAACCCAGATAGACTTGAAAAGTTGTATCATAATTATACTGGTACTATCAAAGATAGAAAAATACAAAGGTTATGTAAAGATGGTGTTTATAGACCATGTCCTGAGATTCATATTAACACCCCGTGGTCGTTGCATGATGTTACAAGTCGAGTTGTTGATAATGCGAGAGAAGATGATATGTCAAGAGTTAGGGTAATATCAGTTCCTTGTTATGATGAAAATGGCGAGAGTAATTTTATGTATGATTATGGTAAAGGTTTTAATGCGAAATATTATAGAGATATGGAGATTGCAGAAGATCCTGTTATTTTTAGTGCTAAATATTTAATGAAACCAATTGAAAGAGATGGTTTGGTGTTTAGTAAAGATAATATTAGTTATTATAATGAGTTGCCATTTGAAGAACCAGATAGAGTTGTTGCTTATGCTGATGTATCGCATGGTGGTAATGATTATTTTAGTATGCCTATTGGTTATGTATATGGTAATGAAGTCTATGTTGAAAAGATTTTGTTTAGAAATAAGTTCGGTGGAGATGATTATATAAGACCTTTGGTTAAAAGTTATGTTGTTGATAATAAGGTAACAAAGTTAGGTGTTGAAAAGAATAATGGTGGTGATTTCTTCTCTACATTAGTATCACAAGACTTGAAAGAGTTGAATTATCATTGTAATATTACAACACATAATGCACCGACAAATAAGAGAAAACTAGATAGAATATTAGCATGCCAAAACGAAATTAAAGGTATTGCGAATGAAAATAATACTGTTAGACTTTATTTTAAAAACCCAGACTTGGTTAAAGGTGATAAAGAGTACCAAGAAGCTATGCGACAATTATTTAGTTGGAATCAAAACCCAAGTTTTCAAAATAAACAACATGATGACTTCCCAGATAGTTTATCTGGTATGATTACAAATGTGTTGAGTGGATCACATACAGGTACAGCAAGAATTAATGTAAGTGCAAGTCAATTGGGTATTTAAATGATTTTTAGTATATTTGACAATTTTTAACCAATATGCTAAAATTATGTGTGATTATGGATAAATCTTTTTATTTTAGAAAGTAGGTGGCATTCTGAAAACGAATAGATATACGTTAAATAATATTCATTATGGTAGAAAACGTATTATATTAGACTATGATGAAGTTAATGAAAATAATTTGTTTGAAGTTATGACTAAAGTTATGCCAATATTCAATAGTAATGCCAGAGATTGTGATTATTTAATTAATTACTTTCTAGGAGATCAAGATATTCTAAATAGAACTAGTACATACACAAACAATATAAATAACACAACAGTTGTGAATTATGCTTATCCAATAACAAGGGAAATAGTTGGTTATACATTTGGAAATGCTGTTGAGTTTATTCCTAGAGATATGAATTATCAACAAGATATTAGTTATTTATCTGATATTTATAATTATGAATCAAGTTATTATGTAGACATTTGTACAGCAATATACCAATCAATTTGTGGTGTTGGTTATCAAATAACATTACCAAGTTCCAAGATAAATAAAGATAATACACCAGAAATACCAATAACAATAAATTATCTAAACCCTAGAGATACATTTGTTGTACAAAGAGATGATGTTGCTAATTCTACATTATTGACTGGTTATAGAATTGAAAATATTGTAACAAAGAATACAGATTATATATGTTATACAGATAAATATAGGTTTGAATTTTCAAATTTAGATCCTAAGACAGTTAAAACAACAAAAAACCCATTAGGTTTTAACCCAATAACAATGTTTCCAAATTCATTGTTCTTAACAGGAGATTGGGAACAAGCTATCGCTGTAATGAATGCGACAAACCAAGTTGCAAGTGATTCATTAAACGATATTGAAGGCACAATAAAGAGTTTACTTATTGTTATTGGTGCAGAATTTGAAAATGATAGTGATATCGATAAGGTTAAACAAAATAGAATATTAACATTAACACATGGTACTGGTGATAATTCAAATTTAGATGCCAAGTTTATAGCACCACAATTGAATAACCAAAGTGTTGAAAACGTTAGAGAGTATTTAGAAGATGCTAGAAACGTTATTACTGGTATTCCAGATAGAAGTGCTAATTCAAGTGGTGGAGATACTGGAACTGCTGTTTTGAATAGAGATGGTTGGACTGATATTGAAATTGTTGCAAGACTTAAAGAGTTATTCTTTAAAAAAGCAAAAAAAGAACAATTGTCAGTTGGTATTAGAATATTACAATTATTAGGTTTAGTTAGAAAAGATTTATCGGTGTTAGATATTGACTTAATAATTGGTAGACATACACAAGATAATCTACAAACAAAAACACAAGCATTTTCAACATTGGTTGCTACTGGTGAACTTGCTACAATAGATTGTTTAGAGTTATCTAATTTAACTAATAAAACAAGAGAAATGGTAGAACGTGGCGAACAAGCGAAAGCAGAACGTGAAAAAAAGGCACTAGAGCAACAAAATAGTGAAAATAGTGTAAATGGTCAAGGCAACCGAGAAAATGCCGAAAATAGTGCTAAAAATAGCGAATAACAAGGTATTAAACGCCGTTGAGTTCTTCGGAAGCTCAATTAAAGAGAGTTGGTTGTGTATCAATCACTCCAAAAGCGGTTAATTAATAAATTTTCTCCTACCTATCGGAGATTTAAAAAATTTAGGGTTCTAATCGACAGAGAAGTCGTTTAATCACTAGAACGAAAGGAGATTTGTAATGGATGAATTAAAAGCATTACTAGGCGAATCATACAAAGATGGTATGACAGTAGAAGAAGTTGGTGAGTTTTTTAAAGGTAAAAACTTTAAAGATTTATCAAGTGGTCAATACGTTGACAAGAATAAGTTTGATAGTAAAGTTGATGAGTTGACAAAAGCATTAAATGAAAAAACAAATGAGTTAAACTCAAAGTTGACTGATGATGAAAAAAGTCAACAAGCGAGTGTAGAACAACAAAAGGAAATTGAAAGACTTAAATCGTTATTGAGTGAAAATACAATTAATAGTAATAAAGTCGCTGTTAATGGTATTTTAACTAATGTTAAAAATGATTTGGAGATCAAAGATGGAGATGAACATTTTACTAAATTTTTAGAAAGTATTGTTAGCGAGGACAGTGCGAAAAGTTCTGAAATTGCAAATTATGTATCTGAATTAGTTAAAAAGTCTTATGAAAAAGGTAAGACAGATGCCACTAAAGATTCTATGGGAAACTTTGGAAGAAGTAAAAACGGTGGCAAAAATGAAAGTAGCCAAAACGAAATTGGTGAAATAGGTAAAAGAATAGCGAAAAATAACACTATAAAAAAGAGTGATTATGATTATTTCGCAAAGAAAAAATAATTTAGGAGGAATAAAAAATGATTGAAACAAATACTTATGGTAATCGTAAAACTATTTTAATTGGACAAGATAGTTTTCATATAGCATTACCTGCAAAAGTAAGTGGTTCTGCTAATGCTACACTAAAAGCTGGTCAACCATTAGCTGGAACAATTGCAAGTAGATTAACACAAGAATTTACTGCAAGTACAACAGCTGCTACTTGTGTACTATTACATGATGTTAAATTAGATGCAAATGGAAAAGGAAATGGTACTATTGTAATAGCAGGTTGTATCGACAAATTAAAATTAGAAAGCGATATGGTAACTGCTCTAACTACTGCAAAAGCAGCAGATGGTAGTTCACTAGATAATATTATCGTTACAGAAGGGAGTGCAATTTAATGGCAACAATGTATGATTTAATTACTGCTAATGAAGTAGCAGCATATTGGACTGAAAAGAATGTTAATAGACAACCATTATTAGGTGAAACATTATTCCCTGTTGTTAGAGAAATAGGAACTAATCTTAGTTGGATAAAAGGTGCTAAAAATCAACCAGTTGGTTTGAAATTATCAAGTTATGATGCTAAAGCAATTCGTAGAGATATGCAAGGAATTGAAGAAGTTAAGACTAAAATGCCATTCTTCAAAGAATCTGTATATGTTGATGAAGATTTAAGAGTACAATTAAATAACTTTATTGCAGCAAATAACCCTACATTAGTAGATAGTATTTTAAGCAAAATCTTCGACCAACCTGCATCACTAATCGATGCTTCTGATATAACACTAGAAAGAATGAGAATGCAACTAATCACAAGTGGTGTAATTACATTATCAAGTAATGGACAATCTTACACTTACAATTATGGTTTAGGTAATGACCAAAAAATAAATGCTAGTGCAAACTGGTCAATTGCATCAACTGATATAATTGGTGATATTGAAAAAGTTATCGAAGATGCAAAAGCACAAGGTGTTGTAATAACTAGAGCAATATTCAATAGTTCTGTTGGTAAAACATTTAAAACAAATAACGCATTAAAGAACGCTATTTATGTATTCGCTAATGGTACAGTTAATGTAACAACTGATAGAGCAATTTCTTACTTAGAAAGTGAACTTGGAATATCTATGTTACAATACGATAATGTTTATGTTGATGAACAAGGAACTGCTCATAAATATATACCAGATAATACAATAGTATTCTTACCAGATGGAAACTTAGGAGAAACACATAAAGGTGTTACACCAGAAGAAAGTGATTTAACTAATGGTTTATCTGCAAAAGTTGCTGTTGTAAACAATGGTGTTGCTGTAACAACTAGTGAAATAGTTGATCCAGTAAACGTTGAAACTAAAGTATCTATGGTTGCACTACCATCATTTGAAATGGCTGATCAAATCTATATTATGGACACTAAACCAAACGCATAATGATAAAAATAACAAACGATAAAAATACATTTGAGGTAACAAGTGGGGTTTTTGAAAGTCAATTCAAAAACCTTGGTTACCGAGTTGTTGGAAACAACGAATCAACAAACGAAAAGGTTGTTGAAAATAATATAGATAGTGCGGATAAAATAGATAAAATTGATAGAAAAGAAGAAAAAGAAATAAACGAAGAGGGTATGACAAGAAAACTTCAAAGAGATAGAAAGTAGGTGTTAAAATGATATATAAAATAGATAGCGATTATTACATATATCGTGATAGAAAATATATCAAAATTATAGCCAAACTCGATGGAGATGAAGTATCTCTTGTGCCTGATACTAATAATAAATTTATTGAAGATAATGGTAATGTTAAAGCCAAAAATATAACAATAAATGATATAAAGAAAGATTTACAAGAAAAAGTAAATGATGATAAAGAAACAATAAGAAGTAAATATAAATATAGTAGAGATAGATAGGAGGGATATGTATGGATGAAAAAAAACTTGCTACATTAGTTGCTGATTTAAAAACTGTATTGAAAGCAAGAGATATCATAGTTCTTGATAGTGACACAGCAATATTGAAATATGAAATAAAAAGGGCGATAAGTCAAATAAATCGTTGTAGACATTTCGAGCCAACTGATGACAAGCCATATGATACAAAATATGAAGATTTAATCATCCCATTATCTCTCAGTGCATTTACTAAAATAGGTGCAGATGGAGAAACTGTACATAGTGAAAATGGTATTACAAGACATTATACTTCTGGCGGAGATTATCCAATAGAATTATTAAAAGAAATAGTACCATTGATAAAGTAGGTGATTAAATGAGAAACCTACGAAGAAATAAAAGAAAATTATATTTATGTCAAAAATACCATAATGAAAAAGGAATAAACCTATATAGAGAACCTATGCTTATTTATGAAAATTATTTACCAACAAATAGTGAGGGTGATTTAATATCATTTGGTATGAATTACCCAATGTATTTGAGATTAAAACCAAGTATTAATGAAAGAGATTTATTTCACGAAGGAGATAGATTTTACATATATAGTACACCACCAGAAGAACATGATGAGCTTTGTAAAAATGCTGATTATGAGATATACAAAAAACCAATGATTCATATAGATAGTATGGAAATAATGTTATATCGTAGAAGTGGTGATAGACATGAGCAAGAGAATTGAAGTAACCCTAGATAATGTTGATAGTGTAATATCAAGTTTAGAAAAACTAGAAAAAAATCTTGATTGGATAACACAATCGTTAATATCTGACATATTGCAAGAAGGTGTGGAATATGCCAAAAAACAATATGGTGCTAGAGAATATGATCCAAATATCGAAGATATAAACGTAGATTATACTACTAAAGATATGAGTGGTGAGTTGTATGCTTATGGTAAAGATGTGGTATATGAAGAATTTGGTACAGGTGATAGGGGTGAACAAAAACCACACCCTGTGAAATCAAAATACAACTTAAAGAAGTATAATAGTGGTCCGACAATTAGAAATGTTAGTGATATTCCAAAATATTCATTAGCAAGAGAAGATTTAGACACTATTGGGATAAGTTCTGGTAAATATTGGACTTATGAGAAAAATGGCACAGTTTACTATACACAAGGTGTTCCTAGTGGTCAAGAAATGTGGAAAACTAGAGTTTACTTGTTGAACAATAGCATACGAAAAAAGGTTGCTAAGAAAGGAAAAGAGTTGAATGATTACATTATCGCATCAATTAAAAAATGATATAAAAGAGTTATTTGAAGAAGATACTGAATATGGTGATATGATTGTAAAACTACAATACGAACTTTATCCAGAACCAACTTTTCCAGTTATTACTATCAGTGAATTGAATAATGAAGATGATATAAGATATAGTAATGATAGTGGAGAACAAGTGAGTTATCTTAGTTACCAAATAAGAATAGATTGTGAACAAACCGTAGAGCATACGGCACTTGAAAATGTAGAAATCATAGGTGAAAAAATCGATAATCTTATGAAAAGCGAAAGATATTGGTGTATGCGTAGAGTAGGAAGTTTTACTAAACAACCACATTATAATGACAACAACGTTATGTACGGTTATTTAAGATATGAATGTAACGTTGATATAAATACAAATACAATATATAGGAGGTATTAAAATGGCAATTGATTTATCAACAGCTGGAGTGCAATTATTATATGCAGCAGAGACAACTGCTGGTACTAGACCAACAACTGGTTATACTAGAATAAGAGGTATTAAATCTACACCAAGTCTAAACCCAGCACCAGATACTCTTGAAACAACTACACTTGATGAATTAGAATATAAAACATATATAGATGGTTTAAAAGATTTGGGTGGTGCTTTGGAGTTTACATTTAACTTAACAGAAGAATTGATTACAAATTGGGGTAATTTAATGACTGCTTATACTACTGCAAAAGCAAGTGGTAAAGCAATTTGGTTTGAAATATTAGTTCCGGGTTTAACTAATGCGTTCTTCTTTACAGGAAACCCTAGTGAAATGGGTTTACCTGAAACAGAAGTAAACTCTGTATTAGAAATCACAAACTATATTACACCAACAAATGCACCTGCTAAATTTGCAAAAGTAGAAGAGTAATAACGAATAGCGAAATAGATTAGGAGGAGAATATGAATACAAAAATCAATATGACATATAACAATGTCGTATATACTCTTGAATATAATAGAATGAGTATAAAAGCCATTGAATCTGAGGGTTTTGAATTAGAATCATTTAGTAAAAAGCCTATGAGTATGATTGAGTTGGCATTTAAAGGTGCTTTCTTAAAAAACCATAGAAATATAAACCCAAATTTAGTGGAAGAAATTTATTCAAAATCTAAAGATAAAGAGAAATTAATTGAAGTTATCACAACAATGATAACAGAATGTTATAACTCTCTTGTTGAAAACCCTAAAGAAGATGAAGAGGGAAACGCAACATGGGAAGTAGTGGACTTATCTCCGAAAGAAAGTCAAAAGTAGAGTCTATTTCCCTTACACAACTTTTTGAACGTGAGTGTCCTTATTATATGTCTTACGGTATGAGTTTTAACGAATATTGGTATGAATCACCATACTTAGCAAAATTCTATCGTGAGGCATATAAATTAAGATTAAGACATGAAGATACGTTCATGTGGAATCAAGGCATGTATATATATGAAGCATTATGTGATGTTTCTCCTATATTACATGCCTTTTCTAAAAAAGGAACAAAACCTCTACAATACCGCAATAAACCTATGCTAGAAACATCCACAGATTTACAAACTGAAAAAGAAAAAGCAAAAGCGAAAGAAATTAAACAAAAGAATGAACAACTTAAAGCTAGAATTTTCTTTGAAAATTGGGCTAGGAGAACTGCGGAACATTTTAATAAATAATGAGGTGATTAAATGAAGTTAGATGAGATAGTTCTTGTACTTAAAAGTAGTATAGGATCAATGAAAAATGATATATCATCAACTGTTAGTGAATTGAAAAAATTAACCAGCACAACTTCAACTGTTACCCAAACAATGGATAAAGTTTCAAAAACCATTGAACCTGTCGCAAGTAATTTGAATAAAGCAACTAGTGGTGTTAATACGTTTAATAAAGCCATTAGTGAAGCACCTAAACAATCTTATATTCAATTAGAAAGTGAACTAAAAAGAGTTAAAAAACAATATAATGATTTAAACGGTATTTTAAAGATGTATGAAAACTCACTTGTTGGACAATCTCCAGAAAGTATGGAAAAAATAAAAACATCAAGATTAATATCAACTGATTGGGATACCGGAAAAACAACAGTGTGGGCTGATAGTTTTACAGATGCTGAACAAAAACTAGAATTATTAAGTCAAAGAATGAACCAATTGCGTGGACAAATAACTGCTTTACAAAGTGAAGGTGCAAATGCTGCACAACCTTTGAAAAATTCTACTGATCAAGCTAGTAATAGTGCAAAAAAAGCCGCTAATAGTTCAAATAGTTTTTCACAAAGTATGAAAAATTTAAAAAATAATGTAAGTAAAGTATCTAGTACTATTGGTAAAGTAAAAAATGTTTTTGGTAGTATAAGTAAGTATTTTGATATTTTCAATAAAAGTGCATCAAAAGGTTTTGATAGTTTATACTTTAAACTAAAAAAATTTGGTTTAGGTTTATTAGGTGTTCGTACTGCTATGTCTTTCTTAACCAAAGCGGTACATGCTTATATGTCTTTTGATAACGAATTACAAGATTCAATTCAAAATTCATACAATATGTTAGGTTCTTTATTAGCACCTGCAATAATATATGTAGCGAATGCATTTGCTACTGCTATCAACTATATCTATCAATTTGTAACAGCGTTGACTGGTATTGATTTAGTTGCGAAGGCAAATGCAAGAGCATTACAAACACAAGCGAAAGCTGCTAAAGGTGCAGCTGCTGCACAACGTGGTTTATTGGCTATGGATGAGATAACCAACTTACCAACAGAACCAAGTGGTGGTGGCGGTTCGCCTGCTGCTCAAATAGAAATTGCTAAAGTAAAACCAAATGAGTTCTTAAATACTCTTATGGATGCTCTAAAAAAGCATAAATGGCATAGGGCTGGGGAAATAATTGCCGAAGGTATAAATCGTGGTTTAAAAAAAATAAACTGGGAAAAAGTAAGAAAAGATGCTGAACTTACTGGTTATAATATTGCCGATTTCTTAAATGGTGTTTTTGAACTTAATTGGAATCTATTGGGTAGTTCATTTGCAAATAGTTTAAATACTATCGTTGATTTTGTATATGGTTTTGTTAATAAATTGGAATGGGGTAGAATTGGCGCTGGTATTGGTGATTCTATAACCAGTTTCTTTGAAACATTTGATTGGATCAAAGCTGCTGATAGTGTAAATACTTTTACATTAGGTTTTCTCGATGCTGTTTATGCCGCACTTGTACATCTAGATCCTGAACTTATGGGGAATAAAATTGCAGAGTTCTTATTAAGAATAAAATGGGAAGAAATTGCTAAATTATTGGTAAAAGTTTTATTGAAATGGATTGAGGTTTCTCTTAGAACTCAATTTTATATAATTTCTAGTACTTTAAATAGTTTATTTAAAGATTATACAGAGAAATTAAAAACTAAATTTGAACAAAATGGTAAAACATTAGGACAAAAACTTGGTAATGCCCTTGTATGGGGGTTAAAATACCCACTTAACAATGCTATACGTATGATAAACATGACATTAAACCCAATAGGTACTGTACTGGGTGCATTATATAAATTTGCTGGTGAAAAACCACCATCTATCTCATCGTTTAAAATACCATATTTGGCAACAGGTACAAATGAAATAATGTCAGAAGGTTTATATCACTTACATGAAGGTGAAGCGGTTGTGCCAAAGAAATACAACCCAGCTGCTGATGGATATAATGGCGGTGCTGATAATAGACAAATTATAGACTTATTAATAGATTTAAATGCTAGTATGATACAATATGCAGAGCGACCAATTAACATTAATATGAATAGTAGAAAAGTTGCGGAAGCAACATACGATGATATGCAAATGATACATAATAACAAGAATGTATCTAATGTAATGACAAGGAGTTGATAAAAATGGCATTATTAGAAGCAAGTACAGATAATAAGGCGAGTTGGTTTCCACTACCAACTCCTTCTCCTGATAATTACTCTCCAACATACACACATTTGGAAAGATCATATCAAGATAGTGTTGGTTATTTACATAGAGATATTGTTAGAAGAAATAGGGCAAAAATTATTTGTGGGTGGAATTATTTAAATAGTACTGAAATGGCTTTATTACAAAGTTTATATAACTTAGATTATTTCTATCTTCGTTATACTGATAACTATAGTCAAAGGAGAGAAATCAAATGTTATGCTGGACCTGTTAATGGTAAAACAAAGTTCATAGATAAAAATACATATGCTTTGACATTAAGAACAGATGTAACATGCGATTTTATTGAATATTAATGCTTAGTGTAAGTGATAGTTTTAAAAAAGCCATTAAAAGTGATGTTCGAGAGTTATATGGGTATGTTGATGTTAATTATGCTACACGTGATTATGAAAAAGAAGTTGTGCAAACACCTATGGCATTAAGTTTAGTACCTAGTGATGGTAGTGGTATCACAAAGGGTTCTAAGTTAATGAAACGATATGCAACATTAGAAAACAATTATACATTATTAGATGGTTCTTATTTTATATCTAATGAAAATGTATTATATACCGAAAATGGTTTCGTTAGTAATTATGTATTTGGTGATATAGGTGATAATACAATAAAGATTAATAATATTAGTGAAGAAGAACCTTTAAATGGTTTCACTATATATTTTGTTGATAATTTACCATTTGATTTTACATTAAATATAACAACATTAGTTACAGACAGTGGTGATTCTGGAGAAACTATTGAAGAGATACAAACAATAAATGTTACAAATAACAATTCAATGGTTTATCAACATATATTTGGTGTTAGTACTTATGTGAAAGATATTACATTGGTAATAAACAGTGTTGACCATTTAGATAATAGAATTAGAATTGCTTATATAGATTTTTTAATAAGTGATTTGTATTATGGTGATGAGTTGGTTAGTTTTGATGTCACAGAAGAAATAGATTTGTTAGTTGAAAATATACCAGCAAATACTTGTTCAATATCTTTAAACAACTATCCAGATGAAACTGGTGGTATGAAATTTGATCCAATCAACCCTGTTGGACTTGTACCTTATTTAACTGAAAATACAACACTTGTACCATATATAGGTGTTTTAACAGAAGATAATGGTATTGAATATGTACCAATGGGTGTATTTTATTTAAGTGATTGGAGTTCTGATGCTGATGGTAATGTTACCTTAAATGGTAAAAATGTTATTGAAAGATTAAAAAATATAACAATAACAAGCGATGGTACTTTTTTAACGAATACATTCACTAGTTATACAATGCAATTGTATCTTACAAATATGACAGGTTATAACTTTTATATTAATGGTGGTAGATTTAATAATTCCTTTTTAAGACATACAAATTTACTTTCATGGATACAAGCTGAATTACCATTTCGTATAATGTATACATCTGATGCTGAATACAAACCTCGTAAGTTTTATGTAACAAGAAATAATGTTATAACATTAAAAGATTTAAATGAAAACATCATTGATAATATAGATAGAGAACAGTTAAAAGATGATTTAAAATATGAAACAAAAAGTATTATAAATAAAGTTGAAATAACAGACATAACCACTTATAGTAGATCAAGTTCTCAAAAAGAAAATGTTATAGATGATTCACATACAATATTAGAGGAAGAAGAATATACTTGGTACACGTTCGATAAATATACAAAATATTCTAATGCTATATTTTCTTATAGTGTAGAAAGTGGTAATGGTACAGCAACATTAATTGATGCAAATTATTATATGGCTTATGTTAAATTTACAGGAACAGTTGGTAGTGTAATACATGTTACTTACAATGGTTATATATATGATGAGCCGCCTACAAAGTTATGGACATTTACGAATAATTATAAAACAGGAGATACATTGGAATTAGATTTCCATGAATATTTTAATGCTAATGATAATGATTTGGAAAGTAGTGCTAATTTCTATTTAACTCGTGATAAAAAATATAAAGTAAGTGCGAGTACAATTGGTGATCCTAGTCTTGAATCTGGCGATACAATTGCTGTTCAAACAAGATATACCGATACTAATGAAGGTTATAAGAATGTTATTATCACAAAGCAACAATTTACTTTTGATGGTGGTCTATCTTGTGAGTTGGAAGGTTTAGGTGAGTAATTTGATAAAAATAATGAAAAATGATATAATAATGTTAATAGAAGAAAAATATGTTGATAGGTTTTTAAATAGTGGTTGGGTTATATACAATGGCGATAAAGAACCATCTATGATGTATGAGGGTGATGAATAATTATGAGTAATAATTATAATGCTAATATTTATCTCAATAAAAATGATTTAAACGATATTGAAGATAGGATAGAAGATATAACAGATCAAATAAGAGAAAACATTTATGATAACACTAATTCTTTTTTAAGAAACATTCAAGTAGGAGATGTTCTTAGTGGAAAAACATTATATTTATCTTTACCAAGAACAATGCATGAAAGTATTGCAGATACAGATACATTAACCCATATTATTATCACAATGGATGATAATAAATATATTGTTTACAAATATGTCAATGGGTATAAACACATTGGTATAAGAGTTCCAGATCCTGATGATTCGAGTAATAATAAAATATTTTATTTTTATGGTTATTCTACCACAAATCAAAACGGAAACCCTTATTTAAACCAAGTTAGATTTAAATTACCCAAAGATTTTGGAACAGTAACATATGTTTCTAGTAATAATATATGCCAATATATAAAAATATGCGATGAAACTATAATACCTAATTATACAAAACATATTTGGGTTGATAATGAGCTACCAACAATGCAAAAAATAGATAATATTGAACATGGTATAAATAATATTGGTTTATATTATGAAAAACCAAATGGTTGGGTTCAAGAAAAAGAATGGCTACCTACTGCTAGTAAAAGGTATGTTGGAAATTATGGTGTTGGTATCAAAACAATATCTTATCAAGATTTAAATAGATGGTATAACAATTTAGACTTAATAGATTTTAGTGATTTAAATAATATGACAATATGGAATGCTATTAATGATATAAGTCAAATTGAGTGGAATGGTGAGAGTGATGAAGAATGGGTTGATAATTTCAATTTAGTGTTATATGATTTTACAACAGAAGATAATAATACATTGATAACAGAAAATGGTGATACAATGTTAGTATTGGCAAATGAAAGAGTATAGGAGGTAGAATATGGCAAATATAAAAATAAGTGAATTACCAGAATCACAAACATTTGCATCAACTGATACAATACCTATTGTAACGGAAGGTTATACAAAAAGGGTAAGTGGTTCTACATTATCAAGTAGTATTGGTAGTGATGTAACAAATACAATAGTTGATGATTATATAAATGACATTAACGATAGTATATCTGCTTTGAACACTAGGGTAAATACTTTAATAACAACAGGTAATGGTTATATTAAATTTGGAAGTATTGGTATATGTTGGGGGCAGGCACACCCTACATATGCAAATGCTAATGTATTACTTGCAAATGGCATAACATTACCTCTATCATTTACAAGTGGTAGATGTATAGCAAGTACAGTTAATTATAATAATGTAACAGCAGAATTAGATGCAATTGCAAAAGTACCAAACACAGTAACAGGAAATACTATGTCATTAGCATTACATAGTGCAGGTGCAAAATTTACTTCATCAAGTAATTCATTTTATATAAACTATATAGTAATAGGACCAGTGTCAAGTTAGGGATAGGAGGTAAATATGGCAAAAGTCAAATTTAAAAGATTTTTATCAGATAGTGATTTGGATAATGTAAGCATTGAAGATGGATCGTTTATTGTTACGAAAGATGGTACAAGTTATGTTGA